GATTACAGATCTACAGGTAATAGCAACAGATGCTCCATCAGGCAATAAGATTCTCAATCAATGCCTAGAGGTATCAGAAATGTTAATTAAAAAGAATATATCATATGGAGATTCAGCATTAAATCCGATGAGGCTATTTGCTACATCTAATTCGGTAGAGCAGCTTAAAGTTCGTATTGACGATAAGTTAAATAGAATTAGTCATGCACAGGGCTTTGCTGGAGACAATGATATAGATGATTTAATTGGATATTTAATTCTTCTTAAAATTGCTAATCAATCTTAGTCAACTAAAATATGGTATACTTATATAATGACAATGGAAATTGACCTTCCTCAGCACATGGATAGAATGAATAATGTAGTAGAAAAATTACTACAGGGAAATAACCCTACCCAAATTGCAACTATAACTGGACTTCAGAGAAAAGAAGTGGTCGAGCTTATAGATGAATGGAAGAACATTGTTCATAATGACAATGCTGTTCGTGATAGGGCAAAAGAGGCTATTTCTGGTGCAGACCAGCATTATGCAATGCTTATCAAAGAGGCGTGGAAGACAGTTGATGAGGCAGATCAATCTGGCCAATTAGCCATTAAATCTGGAGCGCTTAAGCTTATTGCAGATATAGAGACTAAAAGAATTGCAATGCTTCAGTCCGTCGGCGTTCTTGAGAATAACGAACTTGCCACACAGGTTGCAGAAGCGGAAAGAAAACAAGAAGTGCTTGTTAAGATATTAAAAGAAGTTACCTCTACCTGTCCAAAATGTAAAATGGAAGTTGCTAAAAGGCTTTCTCAAATTACTGGAATTGTAGAGGCAGTAGTAATTGAGGAAAATGTCAGTGGAATTTAGTTTTGATGATTTAATTGACATATTGGATGGCGAAGAGTTTGAAGAGCGCCCAGTAGATTTACAGACATTTGTAACTAGTCCAGACTACCTAGGTCTTCCACCACTTTCTGAATTACAATACACTTTAATTGAAAAAAGTTCTCAGATATATAAAGAAGCAACCCTAAAGAAACTATTTGGAGAGCAAGAAGGCGAAAGAATATATAAGCAAACATGCACAGAAGTTATTGCCCAGTTAGGTAAAGGTTCTGGTAAAGATTATTCTTCTACAATAGCTGTTGCATATATTGTTTATTTACTTTTATGTTTAAAGGATCCAGCTACATATTATGGAAAGCCTCCTGGAGATTCAATTGATATTCTTAATATAGCAATTAACTCACAACAGGCCAACAACGTGTTCTTTAAGGGTTTTAAGACACGAATAGATCGCTCCCCATGGTTCATTGGCAAGTACGACCCAAAAGCCTCTGAGATGAAATTTGACAAGGCTATAACAGTGCATTCTGGCCACTCAGAGCGTGAGGCATGGGAAGGCTATAACGTAATTGTTGTTATTCTTGATGAGATTTCAGGTTTTGCAATTGAAAATACGACTGGTCATGACCAAGCTAAAACAGCTGATGCTATTTATGAGATGTATCGTGCATCTGTTGACTCACGTTTCCCAGACTTTGGAAAGGTAATATTACTTTCATTTCCACGATTTAAAAATGATCCTATTCAAAAGTTTTATAATTCTGTAATTGCAGATAAAGAAACTATTATTAGGTCTTATAAATTTAAGATGGACGAAGACTTGCCAGATGGAACAGAGGGAAACGAATTTGAAATTGAATGGGAAGAAGATCACATTAATTCATATTTGATACCAAAGGTTTATGCTTTAAGGCGTCCAACATGGGAGGTAAATCCTACTAGAAGCATAGAAGATTTTAAGACAGCTTTTTATAAAAATTCTTTAGACGCCCTTGGAAGATTTGCATGCATGCCTCCAGAAATGATTGATGCTTTCTTTAAGTCTAGAGAAAAAGTAGAGAAAGCTTTCAATAGTACAGGGCTTGCAGTAGATAAATTTGGAAGACTAGAGGAATGGTTTAAGCCAGACCCAGATAAAAAATATTTCCTACATGTAGACTTAGCACAAAAGCATGACCACTGTGCAGTAGCAATGGCACATGTTGAGAGCTGGGTTAATGTAAGGGTAACTAATGAATACTCTCAGCCAGCCCCAATAGTGTCTGTGGATGCTGTTAGGTATTGGACGCCAACACCAGATAAGTCTGTAGATTTTACAGAAGTTAAAGATTACATATTATCCTTAAGAACTAGAGGATTTAATATAACAGTCTGCACATTCGACAGATGGAACTCACATGATATGATGCAGCAGTTAAAACAATATGGAATTAATACAGAGATACTTTCTGTTGCTAAAAAACATTATGACGATATGGCAATGGTAGTTCTAGAAGAAAGACTCCATGGTCCGCATATACCATTGCTCATAGATGAACTACTTCAGCTTAAAATTATGAGAGACAGAGTAGATCACCCTAGAAAAGGGTCTAAAGACTTGGCTGATGCGGTATGCGGTGCAATATACAATTCAATTAGCAGAACAAGGCCTAATGTAAATGATGAAGTAAATATTCATACATACGAGTCTTTTGTTGAAGATAATTATTTAGAAGAAGATCAAGAGGTTTACAGAGATAACTTAATTAGAGCACCAAGAATGCCTGAAAGATTGGCGGGAGAGATAGATAAAATGTCAAGAGCACTAGAGAATATGGAAATACTATGAGCACATATCAAGAAAAAGCAAAAGAATGTAAATGCTGTGGTAAGCATGTACCTCTACCTACAGTATTAAGGGAGTACGAGGGTATAACTGTGTGCCCCACCACATTTTCCAATATTATAGAGTATAAAAGGATATGGACATCACTAGGATCACGCCCAAACGGGTCTATAAGGAAACATTTTTCAGAATTTGTACAGCAAATTGTTGAAGATTCAAACGCTAAATAGACTAAGATAAATAATAATAGTTTAAGCACAAAATGGCATCCTTTAATGAATGATAAAAATGATATAATTGAGTAGTAGTCTAAATATAAAGGTAAAATAATTTTATTAATGAGGGAGAAATATGAAAAATAACATAATCTATAATGTTTTTACTAAGGATGAAATAAAAGATATCGAAACTGCAGTTTCCTTAAAAAAAGATGATACTGAAGTACAAACATTTTTGGGCAGAACAAGGCTAGATTATTCTAATAAAGATATAGACAATCTGCCTCATAGCATATTGAGTAAAGCAAATGATTTAATTAAAGAATTTTCCGATAAAGATCAAAGAAGGTATTCATTTAAATACTTCACACTTGTAGAATATAATAATGAATTTGGAATGCCACAACTGGGTCCACACAAAGACACATGTGCTTTTACTGGGACTATATTGTGTCAATTGGATTCGAATGTGTCTTGGGATATATATGTTGAAGGAATACCGTACACTCTCATAGATAACAGTGCATTGCTAATAAATGCAAGGGACCAAGATCACTGGAGAATGCATAAAGAATTCAATGATGGGGATTATTTAAAAATGGTATTCCTACATTATTTAGATTTAGATGATCAAGAAATGAATGTGTCAAGCCCTGATCAACTACATGAGGTTAATATGAAATGGGCTCATATAACTGGCTACAAGCCAGAAGAAAGAACCTATAACAATTAACACTATTGACTATTTTAATAATAATTAATATAATAGACAACTAGGCAACAGTAGCTTAGTTGGTTAAAGCCCCGAACTCATAATTCGGTAATCGTCGGTTCAAGTCCGACCTGTTGCACAGAAAGGTAACAACATGCTGTATTCAATTGGAGATAGTCATCAGTTCAGACTCGCATTATCTGGGAAAACAGATATTGTAAGCTACTGTAATTGGGGTCAAAGCCCACTGCCTCCCCACGAAGATTTTCCAAACCCTTCAGATTGTGTTGGGTATCATGTATCCACTTCTCGTGAACTTAGAGAAAAAATTTATTTTTCTGGATTTAGAGGTGCAACAGCATACTCTTCAACATACACAAATGGTGGATTTCCCTGCATCCTAAAAACTCTTAAAGAAGATTTTACCGTACTCCCGTCATTTGGATATATTGATATTAAAGCACACCTACCACATGAAAAAAATACAGAAGAAACCGTGTCTAGGTATGTAAATAAAACACTTTCATTCTTTAAAGGATATAATATACAATTTGTAGAACCAATTCCACAATTTATAAATCCTTTAGGAAGTGGAAATCCAAACTATGATTTTGATGACAGGTTTCCATATCATCAGGAGTTTAAATACTTTTTAAAAAAATATGTAAACGATCAAGGCTTAAATGATCCAATATCTATTGAAAACATACTGGGGGTTGATAGGCTGGATGAGTCATTTGAATGTAGTGATTGTCCAGACTGTGAAAGAGAAAGATATAAAGGAGTTAAGCTGGATCATTTAAAAAAGCCTTTTAGTCAAAAAATAGTTAACGGCATACTTGACGCTATGGGATACTAAAATAAAAATGAAAAAGTTATGCTAGAGCTAAGTAAAGATAATAATATATCTCTGTTAACCTATCCAAGATCTGGAAGACATTGGCTATACTGGTATATAAATACAAATACAAATTTGAAGGTTAACTTTACTCATTACGATATAAAAGAAGCAAATGACCCTACAGAAATACTTTATCAAAAAATTTTGTCTGATCCAATAATAACAATAGTTAGAAATCCAGTAGACTGCCTTTCATCAATCAATACAATGGAAGACAACGGAATGTTTATGTATAGGGCACAGCAATACTTAGACCATTATAGGTTCATGTTAGAAAACTGCTCAATATTTTTTAAATTTGAAGATTTAAAAGAAGACACAGAAAAAGTTGTAAGATACATCTGTGAAAAATTTAATGGAACTTTAGATATTAAATCAGATTCTTTTTCTGAATACGAGGCTTGGTATAAAGAAACACAAAACCCCTTTAAGCTAATTTCTTCTAAGGCTAAACCAAAGTATATAAATAATTTAGATTATATAAAGCAGATGGATCTTTCTGAGCATTATAGACTGTACTCAATTGCAAGATTAAGATGCATAAATCTTTAAAAACTCTTTAAATATTTTAAAATATCTGATACAATTACGTTAGGCCCTCATAGCCCAGCGGTAGAGGCAGTGGACTTAAAATCCATCCAGCGTAGGTTCGAATCCCACTGGGGGTACAGAAAGGTAGACATGGAAGACAGCGACGACAAGATGTACGAGTATCTTCAAATGGGTGTTATTGAAGTTATTGGCATAGAAGAAGATGGCGAGTTTATATTTAAGATAACTGAACTAGCCAAGGATCTTGCACCAGAGCTATGGGAAGTTCATGTAGAAGAAATCGATAAGATATTCATGGAGTTATTTGATATGGGCTTGGTAAATATAACATACAATGAAAATTTAGAGGCAGAGTTTGAGTTAACAGAAGAAGGCAGGGTAGTTGCCAAAGAATACGGAATCATTCCTATTGAGGATGACATATAAAAATGCCTTCGTAGCTCAGGGGATAGAGCGACGGACTTCTAATCCGCAGGTCGCTGGTTCGATTCCAGCCGAGGGCACAAAATATTAAATGGTATAATAAATATAATAAAATTTCTGGGAGGAAATCAAAATGACAGCGGTACAAGGATCAGCAGCAAGACTAGTAGAAGTAGCACTGGGAGAAATTGGATACATTGAAGGTCCAAAAGATAATGAAACAAAGTATGGAAAGTTTGCTAAGGCTAACTTTCAGCCATGGTGTGGATCATTCGTAATGTGGTGTGCTAACGAAGCAGGAGTAAAAGTTCCAAATACAGTTTATACTCCAACAGGAGCACAAGCATTTATTAAAGCAGGAACATGGCAGCCAGTAGAAACAGCAGCCCCAGCAGTCGGAGATATATGTTATTTTGATTTCCCAAACGATGGCGTCGATAGAATTTCTCATGTAGGAATTGTTACTGCAGTCAATGCAGATGGAACGGTAGATGTTGTAGAAGGAAATACTTCAGCAGATAAAAAGGGAGACCAGAGAAACGGCGGAGAGGCTTGCCTTAAGAATCGTGCATACAAGAAGAAGAATGGTTCAAAGCTTCGTAAGAGCCAGCCAGTATTCATTGTAGGATTTGGAAGACCAGCATTTGGAACTCCAGTAAAGACTAAGAAAGATACCACAACAAAGAAGGCAGCGCCAGTCAAAAAAGCGGCAGTAGCAAAGCCAACAAAAGGTGGCGGGGCAAAGTCAGTAGTAGCAAAGTAAAAGCTTGTTAAATAAATATGTAATTGTAACTGGGGCAAGCCGTGGTGTCGGGGAAGAAACATGCAAGCTCCTTTCCTCGAAGTATAACGTTATCGCTGTTTCTAGAAACATTGAAAGAATGAATGTTATTTTTTCTGAATATAAAAACATTTATCCTTATCAAATGGATGTTACAGACTTTTCTTTATATGATAATTTTCAAAATTATATAAAAGATAAAGAGATAGTGGCATTAGTTAATAATGCGGGTGGTGGCAGCGGATCATATTTAGTAGAAAATGATTTGCCTGAGTCATGGCAGTACGCATATAATTTAAATGTTGTTTCTCCAATGAGTCTTTCTAAAATGGTTATTCCCATTATGAAAAAAAATGGCTATGGTGATATAATAATTATAACTTCTATTTGTGGATACTATCCATATAAAAAAGGTGGACACTACTCAACTGCAAAACGTGGTGCCATATCTTTGGCAGAAACGCTAAGAATAGAAATGTCTGGATCTGGAATTAAGATTTCTCAAATAGCTCCAGGAAGCATAGATACTAATCAAAAAGTTAAAAACGATATAGCAATACAAGCAAAAGATGTGGCTGAAGCCATTAGATGGATTATTGAACTTCCACCAACAGTCAATGTTGATTCTATGACAATAATGCATCCAGAAAATCAAAGACACGGATAGGATAAAAAATGTTTGAATATTATGTAAAAAAGGTTACTAATGTTGTTGACGGAGATACAATTGATGTTGACATTGATTTAGGATTTAGTATATCTTATTCACAAAGAGTGAGACTTGCTGGTATAGATACTCCAGAAAGCCGTACATCAGATAAAGCAGAAAAAGTTTTAGGACTGGAGTCAAAAGAATTTCTTAAGTCTAAAATTAAAGATGCTAAAACCGTTGTGATAAAGACAGAAAAAATGGATAGCTCAGAAAAATATGGAAGAATATTAGGCTGGGTATATTTAGATGGATCAAGTATTTCTATAAATGAGCAAATGATCGCTGATGGTTACGCTTGGGGATATCTAGGAGACACAAAAGTAAAAGACTTCGAGGCACTTGCAAAGATAAGGGCTAAAAAGAAGTAGACAAACTATAAATATTTTGTTATAATAATATATGGATCGCTCAATAGAGGGTCCATATATTAACTTATTCGCTTGAAGGAGGAATAAAATGGTAACACAATTTGCTATGGATCTTTTTAAGGATCCATTTTTTATTGGTTTCAACCGAGAGTTGGAACGATTTAATAGTCTAAGTAGGGTAAACAATACTGCTTTCCCGCCGTATGATTTACTTAAGCTAGACGAAGATAACTATCAGCTAACTCTAGCAGTTGCTGGGTTTACAAAAGATGATTTAACAGTATCTATAGAGGACGGAAGTCTTTGGATTACTGGTGAAATCACAGAGGTAATTGATGCAGAGGTTGTTCATAAAGGAATAGCTGCACGTAAATTTACTAGAATCTTTGAACTAAGTGAGTACATGGAAGTTTCTAATGTTGAACTTAAAGATGGTATGCTACATATCAGAGTAATTAGAAATGTTCCAGCAGAAAAGAAGCCAAAGATTCTAAAAATTAAATAATCTTCGATTCGCTACCGAAGGAGACCTGAGCAAGTCTTTAAAAGGCTCACTACAATCAAAGGATAAAAATGCCAGTATATGAGTATAAGTGTACAGAAGATGAGTCACATGCACTTCTTTCTGTGACAAGATCTATCTCTGAGGATGACCCAGGATATGTTTGTGAAGAATGTGAGTCTTTAATGTCTAGACACTTCACCCCATTTGGCGTACAATTTAAGGGCCAAGGCTTTTATAAAACTGATAATCCTAAGTAATTAAAACTTAAATCTGATATAATTACTATGTAATGCAACAAGTGTGTTACTTAGGAGATCCTAATTGAGCAGAAAGTTTAGATTACTACTTGTCAGCCTACTTTCATTTGGCTGGCTTCTTGCAATTCCAGCCGCAAATGCTGTGCAGGGATTAAATTTAGAAGCATACGATTGTGGATGGTACTATAATCAATCTCCCCCAGAGGGATGTAACACAACGGGACAATCTCTTGGAGTTGTTCCTTATATAGATTTTAATGATGGAAGTAGCGGCCCATTAGGAGTTTCAGAAGACTATCAATATCATTGGTCTGGATATTTACAACAAACAAATGGCTTAACTGTACAATTTAGAGCATGCTCTGATGATGGCATGAGACTATACATTAATGGACAGCTAATCGTAAACAACTGGTTTGATAGAGGCGGACAGTGTGGCTTGCCAGTTTCATATGCCATGACAAATAATGATTGGGTTCCAATAGACGTATGGTTTTATGAAAATGGCGGAGGATCAAATGGTAGTCTTCAATGGAATATTGGAGATGGTTGGGTAGTAGTCCCATCATCTGTATTTAGCACAACTCAGGTTGCACCTGTAGTAAAAACAATAGGTGCCCCAAGAAATTTAACAATTAGCAGTGGAGAAACATCAACAGTGTTAAGTTGGGAGCCTCCAAATACTGGAAATACTCAGCCAGAAAGATATGCGATTAGTTTTAATTGTACTGGTTGCAATGGCTGGGGAATTGCTACTGGAAATGTTGGCGGACCAAATTCCTTAAATACAACAATTACAATTGATAATTCCTTGCTAAATGGACTTATGCCAGCAGGAACTATATGGTCATTTCATATCAGATCTGACAATGATACATTCTCTCTTTACTCTGAAAATTCAAATGTTGTTACTGGTTCTACATATGTAGCACCTGCTCCAGAACCTTATGTTGCAGCACCTTTACCATTTAATTATACCTATAGAGTAGACGAAAATGGATCGTTTAGCATCAATGCTCCATCTGGGAAAATGATAGAAACAATTACAGCATGGTATGGTGATCCTAATGATGGAAATTACGGAGCACTTGTGACAGATACCCTAACAGCCTCACATAGTGGAGAAACAACAACCGTAATTTATGCAAACAACGATGTGTTTGGAGATCCAGTTCCAGGAGTAGGAAAAATTTTAATTGCCAATGTAACGTTTATTGATCTGCCTGGACCAACACCAGAAGAAATAGCTGCTCAGCAAGAAGCGGAGTCTGAAACAGTCAGACAAAATCAAGCTAGTGCTGCTGTATTAATTTATGAGACGGCAACAATGACAAGTCTATCTGATTATAATCCAATAACTGGATTAAAGGATGCAGCACAATCATTAGTAGACTTAGTTAGAAATTTAGCTGCTAAGGCTGGATTTCAATCTAGAATTGATTATAAATCCGCATCTATAAATGATACTAAAGTCAGGCTTGAGGCAGAACAGGCAGCCATTGTTGCTGAAGCAGCAAGACTTGAACAGGAACGTTTAGCTGCAATTGCAGCAGCACAGGCTGCTGCAGAAGCACAGGCTAGAGCAGAGGCACAGGCTGCTGCAGAAGCTAAGGCTAAAGCAGAACAAGAAGCCAAAGAAAAAGCAGAAGCAGAGGCCAAAGCTGAAGAAGAGCGGCTAAAAGCAGAAGCAGAGGCCAAAGCAGAAGAAGAAAGATTAAAGGCAGAACAAGAGGCTAAGGAAAAAGCAGAAGCTGAAGAGAAGGCTAAAATAGAGGCTGAAGAAAAAGCAAAGGCAGAACAAGAAGCAAAAGAAAGGGCCGAAGCAGAAGCTAAAGCGGAAGAAGAAAGATTAAAGGCTGAAGCAGAAGCAGAGGCCAAGGCGGAAGAAGAGGCAAAGGCTAAAGCTGAAGAGGATCGTATAAAGGCTGAAGAAGAAGCAAAGCTATTAGAAGAAAAAGAAAAGGCTGCTGCTGAAGAAAAAGCAAAAGAAGAAGAACTAAATCAGGCTGAAGAAGATGCAAAAGATGGTAAAGAATTAACTGAAGAGCAAAAGGAAGTCGTAGTTGAGGCATTATTAGAAAACCTTAAGCCTGGTGAAGCTGTTACAGCAGCAGCAATTGCTGCATCTGGAATTTCTTATTCAGATCTTCCGCCAGAAACACCAGTTGAATTAAGAACAGATATAAATGGAAATGAAGTTGTTATAACTGCAGAAGTTGCAGCGCAGGTTGAATTAATAACAGACCCAGGCGCATTTGCTCAAGAATTATTTAGCGACCCAGTAGCTGCTCTTGCTGCCCTTGGAAGTATTGGCGCTGATATGTCAGATGAAGAAAGAAAAGAATCAACAGAGGCTGTCGTGGCTACGGTTATTGCAGCAGGTGCTGCCATAAACGCTGTAGGGGCTGCCACAGCTGGCGGAGCACCATCAGGAGGATCAACTGGTGGAGGAAATTCTGGAGGGTCTGGAAACGGCTCTACGGGGTCGAGGAGGAACGGAAAATGGTAAAGATACTAAAAGATATGGTTGACCAGCTATGGACCCTGCTTGGCATGTTTATTGCTTGGGTTGTTTTGGACGGAAGTGCAAAAACAATAGTTGGCTATGCAATAATATGTACACTCATTGCATGGGTAATTACATACCCATTGCGTAATAGAGAGGAGGACTAACTATGGAAAGCGTAAAAAATATTAAAAATATAATAATGCGTATAGTAGCAGTCTTCGCCGCAAATGGCTTGGCTGTTATTGGAGCAGGAGCAATTGCTGGTATTTCTACGGCTAAGGCTATAACTGTGGCAGGACTCACAGCCGTTGCAGCCGTAATTGAAAAGCTGGCTCGTGCATTTATGGATGACGGAAAGCTTACAGCAGATGAAATTAATTCTGCATTTTCTACCGTTGATAAAGGTGCAAAAACTGTTGCCGATGTAGAAGTAGAGGAAAGACGAGCTTCTCAAAAAGCTAAAGCCAATAAGGGCTAAAAATGGTATACTAGTAACATGAATATTTACAAGGTGTCCTTGGAGGTAGAGGTAGAAGTCGAAGCCTTTACCTCTGAGGACGCTTCTGAATATATATATGATATTTTTAATGTAGATGATGAGATTAAAAAGGTTAATATAGTTAGTATTAAGGAGAAGTAAGATGGCAAAAGAAGGATACAAGCCAACTGCAGGAATGCAGTCTGCTGCTCGTAGAGCAATTAAACTAAAAGAGCAGGGCAAGGCCAAAGGTGCGGGAACCGCTGTAGGGTGGACTCGTGCAGGACAATTGGCTAGAGGTGAGACACTTAGTCTTTCAACAGTAAAGCGGATGTATTCTTATTTTTCCCGTCATGAAGTAGATAAAAAGGGTAAGGACTGGGATAATTCAGAAAGTCCTTCAAATGGAAAGATTATGTGGTTAGCATGGGGCGGAGACGCAGGTTTCTCTTGGTCTCGTAAAATAGTAGAGAGAGAGAAAAATATGAAGAAATCAATTACAACAAATGAGTTGGTAGAAGAGATTAAAGATATATTAGATGATGTAGTTAATCCAGTAGATACAGTAGTAGAAATTGCAGATGACGAGGAAGTTACAAAAGCCTTGCGCTCTGAAATTACAAAAGAGCAGCTTGGTATGGTTATAGAACACCTTATGGAAGCAATTGAATCGATGATTGAAGTTCCAGAAGAAGAGGAAGAAGACTCAGAATCAGAGTCAGAAGATATTGAAGTTGAAAATGGAAATCCTGCTCCAATTGGAGATCCAGAAAAAAATGATGTTAATTGGCCAGTAACAAAAGTAGATGGCCAAACTGATATAGAGACTGAAAATGAAACCTATAAATCAGATAATCAGGACGAAGATAAATGGGATAATGAAATGCAGAAATGCTGGTCTGGATATACTCAACGTGGTATGAAAGAAAAGGGTGGCAGAATGGTTCCAAATTGTGTCCCAGTAGAAAAAGCAGAAGATTTATCTGAAGCGGATCAGGTTAAAAAATCATTTTGGGGTAAAGTATTTATAAAATAATCCATTGACAGAGCCGCAACTCTTGCTGTATAATATATATAGTTGTTGCGGTTTTGTTATTGGTCCATAGCTCAGTTGGTAGAGCGCCGAACTGTTAATTCGGATGTCCCAGGATCGAGGCCTGGTGGATCAGCTAAGAATCTAGGCGGACTTACTAGATAGGGAAAAAATGCTTAACCTTACACTAAAGGGTGTAGAAGTTTTTATGAATAGATCAAAGACCAAAAGTCAGGAATCATTTTGGGATAATTACGATCTTATAATATGGAAAAAAGATAGCGGCGGATATACTAACATCAAGGGGATGTTTAGAAAAAATTCATGGGGTACAGCAGAAACAATTTCTGTTGATGATCATGGGATATGGAAGCTGCCTTTAAAATATGTCAAGCATTTTAAATGATTTAGGTATAGACAAAGAGGATTTTGACTGGTTTGATTTTGCGATATGCAAAGGAATGGACACTAACCTATTCTTTGATCAATACGAAACAGATATAAATATAGCACAAAATATTGATCAAGCATGCATATCCTGCCCAGTAAAAAAGAATTGCTTGTTAGCAGGGCAGACAAATAATGAGTACGGTGTTTGGGGAGGAATATATTTATCAGCAGGATCTATTGATACAAATAAAAATATTCATAAGACACCAGATGTCTGGAAAAGGCTAAAAAAATGACTTTTATAGATAGAAGTAAGAATCACTTTAAGTTCGGGGTAAATGAATGGACTGGTGATCCAAACAAGCCAGTATTTTATACAGATGAGATGCGTAAAAAGGTAAGAGAGATACCAAAGCCTACATATGATTTGCTTATGGATATTGTTATGTATCCAGAATTTTTAGCAATCAGACTTTACGAGGATAACTTTTTACAGTTTAGTGGTAATAAAAAAGAAATGGTAATTGATTACGTTTCAAAAGTTAAAAATCTAATAGAATCTTACGGAGTAAGATGTGAATTGGAAGGTGCCCCAAGTGATAGAGTATTATGATAGAGTCCCGATAGCATATATTTTTGATGAAAAAACTACAGGCACCGTAGAGACTCTTGGTGCATATGTGTCAATTATTAAGTATATAAAAGATGGAATAGAAACAACAGAAAGCATAAACAATGAAGATTTTGTCATTATAGATGAAATCGTATTTCAACACTCTGAGGAAGAAAACTAATGGAAAAAATATTATGTTACTCATGCAATAAGACAAAAAATCAGTTGCATGTCAGGAGATCATCTCTTCTCCCAATAAATTTACTAATGTGCGAGACATGCATATCCTCTAAGTTTGAGCCTAGATGGGTCGTTATTTTGGCAGGAAGACAGAATGGTTCTGAAATCGTAAGAGACTTTGTATTGAAGAAAAGATACATTGGAAATGATATTTCAGCATCAGAACTATTAGTTTAATTATATATATACTGGTATAATATTACCTATAATGGTAATTGATGCTAACTCTATAATTATTGCTATTCTTGCCTCTATACTAAGTGGGGCTGGAACTGCTTTAATTGCGATAATTAATGAAAATAAAAAAGAAAAGGTTCGTCAGTACGAAAAAGCTCAGGATGAGCTTAAAATGGACTTGAAAGACCTTCAAATTAAATTGTATAAATTAGAAAAAGATCTTTCTGAATGGAAGGATAAATATTATTCCACTATACAAGAGCTGATATCAGTTCGTGCTGAATTAGAAGAGACCCTAATTAAATTATCTTTAATTCATTTAGAAAATGAGGGCTAGCACTACGAATTTAAAAATAGTATACTAGTATTATGACCTGCATAGTTGCTATTGCTCAAAATGGGACCGTTTATATGGGATCCGACCATGCCGCATCAGATGATAAAACTGGGTGGATCCTGTCCAGAAGAGAGCCAAAAGTTTTTAAGGTTGGGCAGTATGGTGTAGCTTTTACAGATAGCTTCAGAATGGGTCAGATATTGCAATATAATTGGAACCCTCCAAAATATACCCCTACTAAAACTAATTCAGGATTAGATAAGTTTATGCGTACAAAATTTATTGATTCAGTAAAACAAGCATTTAAAGACAATGGTTATGGAACAATTGGTGGGTCAGAAGAAGACTCAGGTGGAATATTTATAATTGGTGTAGAGGGAAGAATCTTTACTATAGATGAAGACTTTCATGTCGGAGAAAACATAGTTAATTATATGGCAGAGGGTAGCGGAGCGTTCTTTGCCCTAGGCGCATTGCATGCGACAAAAAATCAAAAGAACCCTAAGATGAGGCTAAAGGCAGCATTAGAAGCATCTGCAGAATTTTCAATGAGCGTATCTCCCCCATTTACATACATTCAAGTTTAAGGTATAATGGTAGTTATGAAACTATTTAAAATATTAGCTAGTCTCTCTACAGTATATGCAGGGTTTCGTTTTGTGCAAAGTATTTTAAGTAAGTACGCTGTCGGAATATATTATGTAGACAAAGAAGAAGAAAAGAAGATAGAGGAAGACAATTCTGGAATTCCAAAAAATGCAATGGATCTTCGTGGAACACCAACCCA